CACCGGCTAATCTGCGCTTTATCCACACCTACAGCTGCGGCTGTTTTCTCAGTGCCGAGTAATGCGATTTTGTTGAGTAATGCGCTCTCAATGCGGAGCGCCTCATTGCGTTTGTTTGCGTGATCCATTTCGTAGTATTTCCTTTAGTGAATAGTTAATGAGCGCACACCCATAGCGGGTGACGCATAGTTGTTTATTGATTTGGGATTCGCTTTGCAGCGACGTAGGACGTCATGTCCGTTGTGAAAAGAGCGGTGATGCTTAGGCGGCTTTTGGCGGGAAAAGATCATCCAGAGAAACTTCTACGCCGTGTTTTTTGAAAGCAGAGATAAAAGTTCGGCATAGATCGATATCCATTCCACGCCGCCCGGTTTCGTAATGGCAAATTGCACCGCGTGTGCAACCAACCATCTTTGCTAAATCAGACTGCGTTAGCCCAACGCGCTCACGGAAAGTGCGAATGTTGTTCATAGGGGCCCTCCTTGCCTCTAAGTATACATATCGTATTCAAACCTGCAAGAACAATATACGAATTGTGCCTCGATTAAAAGGATACGAATCGTATAATTTAAGGATGAAAATGAACTGGTACGATATCGCAAAGCAAAGGATTGATGCGCTTGGTTTGAACCAAGAAAAACTGGCTGAGCACATTGGTGTAACCAAGGGTGCTGTTAGTCATTGGCTGAATGGACGCCGCAATCCAACTCTGCAAGAAATCGGAGCCATTTTTAAATATCTCGGCGTAAAAGATGCCTCATTCAATTCAGATGGCACGTTTACCGTTGGCGAGAATGAGCAAGAACCTGTTTTTTCCAGACAGTATGAATACCCCCTGTTTACTTCTGTTCCGGCTGGCGCGTTCTCAGAAGTTGGATCGTTTACAGAAAATGATGCAAAGGCGTGGGTAGCCACGACTAAGAAAGCCAGCAAAGACGCGTTCTGGCTTGAGGTCAAAGGTCACTCCATGACCGCACCGCAGGGAATGCGGCCCAGCTTCCCGGAAGGAATGCTTATCCTGGTAGACCCGGCTGAAGAGGTGGACGCAGGAGATTTCTGCGTAGCTGGCGTGTTTGGCGATTCCGAGGTCACATTCAAGAAATACACCTGGGATGACGGCAAGCACTGGCTGGAGCCGCTTAACCCAAGTCCGCGCTATGAGAGCATTCCTTGCAACGAGAATTGCCGCATCATCGGAAAAGTGGTTAAGGCGCAGTGGCCTGAGGATATCTTTGAGTAGGTGAGGCTTGGGGAAGAGAGGTCGCAGAGATGCGGCCTTTTTTAATAACTTAACCAATACCCCTGCGAATACATTTATCTCCTGCACAATAATGACAAACCTGCACAATAATTACATTCCTGCACTTTTTTTAAAAACCTGCACATTTTTATTGATCCTGCACTTTTGTGGTGATTAAATGATGGCTGTCGATATGAGGAGATGAATATGTCAAGTTTGGTAGATGATGTACTTACCCGATATGCTCAGGTTGTAGAGCATGGCTATGTCGCAACAGGTGGTCCACGCTTTAAAAGCTATGCTGTATCTAATCTAAGGGGAGGCGTCGGTAAATCTACGATGACTTTCAACTTGGCTTACGAAATTTCTCGCGTCAATTCAGTTCTTGTTGCTGACCTCTGCCCGCAATGCAACTTGACGGAAACCATCCTAAAGGGTGCTAATGCAAAAGTTACCGTAGCTCATGCTTTAACTCCTAAAATGCTAGGCCCAGCATTCGGTGATAAGCCAGACGATATTTCATACCGTGTGAGCAATTACATCGAAGACTTTAAAGGTGGCAAGGCTTGTTATGCAATTCCTGGTGATCCTGAGCTGTTTGCATTCCCATCAAGTATGTACCAGCAACTTCAGGTGGCATTATCTAGGGGAGAACCACGGGCTGTCGCCACGCTTCTGACCTCCCTCTACTCGATAATGAAGGAGGAGGCTAATGAGAAGAAATGCGAAATTCTCTTAATGGATACTAGCCCATTTTATGCAGGCGGTACGCATCTTGCCTGGTGTGCGGCTGAGGCGTTAATCATCCCTGTCCGAGTTGATGAGCACTCTATTGAGTCCCTTAATTTGACTCTGGATATGCTGTCACGAACTGATAAAGACTTCCAAATGTGGAATAACCGCGCTGGCGGATTATCCTCTCCCAAAGTCGCAGCAATTGTTATGACAATGGCCGGTTCTAAAAGTAGGTTGTCATCAACCCCAGGCAAAGCATCACAGATGTATATCGAGCGAGCTGTGAAAATTGCTGAAAACTATAAACATCTCTTTGCTGATGAAGACGTAAGCAAGGCGTTTGTTGTAACAGATGATTTCGTTTCCAGTGGTCAAATTAGTGGCGCTGAAGGCATCCCAATTTCTCAGCTCAAAGTTGGTAGATTCCACACAGTTAGTGAAGGCAAGAGATTACAGGTCAACCAGTCAGTTACGCGATACCAGAAACAGTTAAGGTATCTCGCAAGCATTCTTTAACACAACCCGGCCACCGCGCCGGGTTTTTTATTGCCCATTAGTCAATCGCGGCCCTTCCCTTCCGCACTATATCCGCTGCATCCTTGTTAACCCCTTTCCCAATCACGTTACCCGTCGCTTTTCGGTACTGCTCCAGCTTTTCAACGACCGCTTCCTGCGTTATCGGCTGATTGGCGAGAGATAGCTCCATAATCGCCCGCCCCATAGCTGCAACCATCATGTTCACGCGCTCCTCGTCCAGACTCATAGCCAATCCCCGCTCAGATTTTGACCATCACAAGCTACCACAGGTGGATTGATTTGGCATTTACAAAAATAAATAGCCTTATAAATCAACAATACGTATTCATAGCATCAAAAAAGTATACATATCGTATTGCAATAAAGTTTACGATGCGTATACTGATTTCATCAGCAGGACGCTGGAGAAAACGAAAAGGACAACACGCTCTTTCTACAACGGTGATGGATTCACCTACGTGGCTGCAAAGCCAATTAGTACCAAAGCGTGTGCTTTGGGATGCGACGAATTGCAGTCCATCGAGACAACCAGAAGATAAGCGCCTGGCATCGCATCACCAAAGTTCACTCAGGAGGTAACTATGTCACGCAGAACAGCATTTAACGGTTCGTCGGCAGCTCGTAGACGTGAGCGCCGCGCTCACCTTCAGAGTGAAGCCGCTATCAGCTCAGAAGTGATGCATCGCCCTACCCCGGCGCGTGTTGAGTTGCAATGCAAACGCAAGCCAACAATGCGGGCTGAGGTGGTTACTATAACTTCACAGGTTCAGCGCTATGAAGGGTCATGCTGCCTGCCAGAAGTAGCGATATTCGCAGCAGGGCATCGTAAATCAAATAACGTTACAGCGAGGTAAGGGAATGACCCAATATGCAATTTTCGAACTGTCGATGCCTAACCGTGGCTCATGGAATAGCGGCTGGTCTGGCGTGATGGATAAGTATGTGAAGCACAGACAGCTTCCTGCGAAGGGTAATCCAAACGTGAAAGACGGCGCTAACCACTATTTCAACTTTGGTGATGGCTGGGGTGCAAATGTCAGCGTGAGGATTGTCGAGGGAGTGAAAGCAAAGAATCGGGCAATCAAAGGCAGCAAGGGATTTTGCGGTTACGACTGGATGATAGACAGCATCCTGAAGCACGGAAAGATTATCGCCAAATAAGGTCGCACAGAGCGGCCTTTTTTATTAGCAACGTTAACAGAGGTGAGGGATATCAAATACCGATTAAGCGCTGTGTATTCATTCTTCTGAGTGGATACACCGAGCAATATCGCTCGTAATCAGTCAGGAGACGAAGACCTGTCTGGTTAGATTGAGAAATCATCCCTTAATGTTTATTTGCCCGGCTTAATGTCGGGCATTTTTTTAGCTGCATCTGAGTAATGGTTAATCAGCCATTAGCCACATGCAATCACACAACCAAAGGAAACCACCCATGATTTACGCAATCGCGGGAGGCACGCGTATGGGTGCCTTCCAGCTAAACGAGTCTCTTCTGGAGCGCATTACCCGTAATTTACGCGCTGGCTGGAAACGGCTGGCGGATATTCTCAATCAGCCGGGAACGCCATGATGATTATTTTACCCGTTAACGGAACCGTGCTGGTTCAGCAAGGTAATCGTGACTTTAACAAGCTCTACGAAGCGTCATTCCCCGACACACAGGAAGGCCTGAAGTCTGCCTATTCGTGGGCATGGGAAATAGCGATGGGCTGGCACGATATTCAGAATGACGACTGGAATAAAACCCATGCTGCATGACTTTAACGATGAAGAATTTATTGCGCTTATTTCTCCCGAAATTGAGGAAGAAGTTGAGCAGCAAATCAATCTGGCAGCGGAACGAAATAACCCGCCGATCACATGGGCAGAATTCAGAGGAGACTTCACATGATTGTTTACAAGGCAATAAGCGCAGTAGCCAGGGATATGGCTGAGCAGGGAATTAGTAAGGACAGGGAAAACCGCCAACAAGGATTCAATTTCCGTGGAATCGACCAGGTATATAACGCACTGGCTCCAATGCTCGCTAAACATGGACTGGTTATTCTGCCACGAATTACAGAGCGCACGGTAACTGAGCGCACAACTCAAAAAGGCGGCGTGTTGTTTTACGTTGTGGTTAAAGCTGAGTTCGATTTTGTAGCCACCGAAGATGGAAGTAAGCACACCGTTATCACTTACGGCGAGGCCATGGATAGCGGAGATAAGGCCACAAATAAAGCGATGTCTATCGCCTACAAATACGCTGCATTTCAGGCATTCTGCATTCCGACAGAACAGACGGCAGTCGATCCGGATGCAGAAACACACAAAGTGGCTGCGCGCTCTCCTGACGACATCCTGGCCGACTTCTCCGCGCTGGCCGCAGACTGCGGAACGATTGAAGAACTGAAAGGCATTTACAAGCCTGCGTGGAATGCCCTGGCTAAGTTCCCCGAACATCAGCAGAAGTGCGTTGATGTATTCAAAACACGTGGCACAGAACTAAAACAGGCGGCATAAATGGCAATTAATACAATCACCATATCCGGCTTCGTTGGTAAAGACGCGGTGCTCCGCGTCACGCCAAATGGAAAGCATATTGCATCTTTCTCCCTACCAGCTAAGACCGGGTTTGGAGACAACGAAAAAACCTCCTGGCTGAACTGCAAAATGTTTGGCGCTATGGCTGAGAAGCTATCCGCTGCGATCGTCAAAGGTGCGAAGGTTACTGTGTCAGGTGAGTTTGTCGTTGAGGAATGGACTCGTCAGGACGGTACACAGGCGCAGACGCCGACCATTCTGGTACGCGATATCGATTTACCGCCGCGCGGCACTGCCAGTAATGATGCTCCTCGCCAGCAACCACGGCAGCAACATCGCCAGACTCAAATGATGGATGAGCCGCCAATGAACTTCGACGATGACACTCCGTTTTAACCATCGTCCCTTCCCTAACCACGCTATACACGCGCTCTAAATAACCGGAGTCAAAAATGTTCACACCTCAGCAGGTATTAGTCTGCCTACGGCGGGATAGCCGCAACCATATTACAGAGTCATGGAGATGGATGGGTGACCTTACGGACGTGGCATCCGGCTCCGGTATTTACGAAATGTCTCTGAACGAAATAGACCCCTATTACGCAGGCTGGTCAACGCTACTGGAATACCAGTATCACATCATCCACCCGGTAACACTCAAGACCATCATGGATCAACTGGATAAGGAGCCATGGGGGAATAAGGCGCTTGGAGGCGTCGTTTACCGGCTTAAAGAAGGTTACTCATCATGACTGGTCAATCCTACAACCCTGATATATCCCCTAACGAATTAGTAGCCCGCCACAGAGTAAAGCCTATGCCAGACAAATCGGAGTTACTCAAACGCCACAGCTTTCCCGGCCCGGATGATAACCGCTACATCAGCCTGATGATTAAAGGAGCGCGGAAATGACAGATAACAATAAGACCCTGGTAAGCGCCGGGCATGATCTGGCGTCTGAGTTAAAAGCCGACTGCGGCGCGGTAGACATGCGTAGCGTGGCTAATTTGCTGACCGAGCTTGCATCGGCGCTGGACGTGCAGAGTGCGCGTAGTGATGCGCTGGCTGATTTGTTTGGCGATGTGAAAGAGATCATCGGATTTAAGTATCGCTATTTCATTACTTCAAAGGGGCAGATCTTCTCTATGGCTTCTGGAGCACTCAAACAACTAAACCCATCACTTCGTGGGAAAGATAGAAATCAGTACTTGTTCGTAAGATTAGAGAAAGACGGGAAGCTAAAAGGCATAAGCATTCATCGATTGGTTGCTGAATATTTTATCGGACCAAGCCCTTCAGAAAAGCACGTAATTAACCATAAAGACGGTAATAAGCAAAACAATGAAGCAACCAATCTCGAATGGACCACTATATCTGGCAACACTCAACATGCATATAGAACCGGGCTTGCAGGAGGCAGGAAGCATGGCGCGTATAAAGGTCCTATCTGTGCAGAGAATGAAGAGGGGTTCGGGTATGTTTTCTTCGATAGCACTCAGGCCTTTGAAGCGGGCTTTAAGCCAGGCTCAATACGAGATGCCATCTCGAAGCCGTGGAAGAAGATTTTCGGATTCCATTTTAGCCGCCTGAAGTTCGCAGCACAGCTTCGCGGGAGCCAGGTATGATCCATTACCACGGCGGGCCAATAACCCCTGACACCTGCGCGCTAAAGGCGTGGCGAGCGAGGCATGCTTTCATCTCGTTCGCCCATGCCGGCCAGATAAATCTGGCATCTGAATACTGTCAGTCATTCGCATTGGACAACGGCGCATTCACAGCATGGAAAGCAGCTGGAAAAAACAAAATCGACTGGAGTGATTATTACGAGTTCGTCGCGAGATGGAAAAACCACCCTGGTTTTGACTTTGCGATCATTCCTGACGTCATCGACGGTGGCGAGGCCGAAAACGAGGCGCTACTTGACGAGTGGCCGCACGGCAAATTCTTTGGTGTCCCGGTGTGGCACATGAATGAGCCTGATGAGCGGTTTATCAGGCTCTGCAACGAGTATCCCCGTGTCGCAATAGGCAGTTGCGGTGAGTATGACGTGAAGCGACCAAAAGCAGCGATAGCAAGGTTGCGAGATTTGATTCGTCATGTCGTGGACGATCTTGGTCAACCAATCGCAAAGTTGCACGGATTGAGGATGCTGAGGCCTCAAATATTCACAAGCATTCCGTTAGCCAGCGCCGACAGCACGAATGTCGCCCGGAACATTGGCATCGATAAAGCCTGGTCAGGAGCATACGCGCCAGCAAGCAAAGAAACGAGGGCCGCGCTGATGGTTGAGCGCATCGAGTCATATAACAGCCCCGGCTCACTCGCATATTGTGAGAAACGAGACCGGTTTGACATGCAATTACAACTGGCGGTGTGAAATGACAATGACAGCAGAACAACTGGCGCAATGCGAGCCTTCACTGGACTCGATGCTTCGCGCTCATGAGGCGTTTTACAGCACAGACAATGTGCGTGAGGCAATGCTGAAGGCATACCGGATTATGCTTGCTGACGCGCTGAAAGTTGCAGGTATCAATTTAACGGTGGAGGGGTGAGTGGTATGAAAAACCTGATTACTGCATTACCAGTAGAACGCGACCAGTACGGCTACTGGACGCACCCGGTTTGCGATGCATTCTGCGATGGTCGCGAGCGTGTTCCGACTGAGGAATTTAACGCATGGATGAGAGAAAACGGTCTGGAATGGACAGTCGAGTACCGAGATGAGAGCGACATCGACCCCAATGTTGATGGTTACGATATTTCAGCATGGCAACCCGAATCACCTGCTGGCGACGGATGGTTTGTAGGCTCAATCCACGATACCGAAGATGGCGCTGTGTGTATTTGGCTGCGGAATAAAGCGGTGAAGGGGTGATGGATATGAATATTGTTTATCGAATAGCAAACCCAGAAAGCGATGAACACCACTTTACTGAGAAGAAAGACCAAGCCGAAATAGCACAAAAACACGGTTACGATGTTTCTGAATACATTATTGCAGATCCAGTTTATCAAGAGCGTCGATTTCAGTTTATTGGGAAAAGGCAATTTGAGTATTGGGCTGATATTGATCGTAGCACCTATCAGTATTTGCCTGAAAGCGAGCGGCGGATCATCTATATAAATCCCGGTGAAACAGGACGATAAAATGACAATCAACGAACGCGTATCACCAGAACGCCTGGACACAATCAGCGCGGAGTATTCTCGACCAAACCACGCTAAGAATTTCAGCGCAACGGATTGGGAAATCGCAGCAATGGCCCGCGAGCTAAAGGAGTTGCGTAACAACAACGAATCCCTGCGAGGGGAAGTGCTGATAGCTCATCGCACACTAATGAATCAGTGGGCTCAGCTACAGCAGTACCGCGCCGCCGCTGAGCCTGTGGTGTATATAGGTAAGCAAATGCTTGAGTCCTTATGTGACGAAGGTGGAAGAATTTGTGGGCGCGTCTGGCGTTCGAACACGGATGAATTGAGCGGAGAATCCCGGATTCCACTTTACGCATCCCCGCAAGTTACGAGCGTGCCGCCGTTTGAATTGTTTTGGTCGGAATTCAAACACCCTTTCGCTGAAGATGATGAGCTTAAATCCTTTGCTTCGGAAATCTGGAATGCCTGTTGTGGTGCAGCGCCAGCAGTACAGGCAGGGCAGGAACCCATCTACCAACTGCGCGATGTGGACTGGTACGACACCGACAAGCGGACGTATGACACGGTTGTGAATACCGGTGGCGCTGGGCGCATTGTTTACGCAGCACCACAGTTACCGCAGCCAGCGGTGGTTCCTGATGCGATAGAAATTGATGATGACTTTGACAGCGCGTTTGAGCATGGAAAAGCAGTCGGCTGGAACGCCTACCGCGCCGCCATGCTTCAGGGTGCCGAACAGGTAAGCCAGCCCACGTTGCGCGAAGGCCTGGCAGCAATTCGCAACCTGGGCCCAATCGACGCCGAGAAGATTCAGGCTGAGCGCGATGCTCTGAACGAACCTGATGTGCCGGATGGTTACGCACTAGTGCCGGTTGAGCCAACATCGGCAATTCTGGATGAATTCGATTCGATTATCGATTATGGCGCTGAAGACTCTAAGGATGCATGGTGCCGTTTATTGGCATCGGCATGGGTCAAATCGCTGCCAGCCGCAAGAAGCAGGAGGCTGAATGATGACATCAGGGATGCGCCAGCATCGCGCAATGGTAATGGTTATTTTACTGAATCGACGGC